GAAGCGAATGACACGCTTTTGGCGTTTGCCGACGATGATTTTCTGCGGGCGGCCAATAGCGTAACATACGCTTGTAGCGTTATCGAGACACGACCGGCGCAGATGGGCGTTTTACTTGACAGCGATGAAAACGGTAAACTGAACATAATCGCAAGCGATGGAGTTAAACTCGCCGCAAACTCGGTTGATTACAACGGCGAGATCAGAGCGGTAATACCTAAAGCTGCATTTAAAAAGCTTTTGTCGATTTCAAACGGCAACGGTATCACGCTTAAAAAGACAAGCAGTACAAATCAGCTGGCATTTGAAACTGGAGAATACACGCTGTTTGTTCAGCTGTTGGAAAACAATTTCTTTAATTACAAGCCACTGGTGGAGCTTGCAAGCCAGGAAAGCGAAAATGAGCTGAAAATCAACAGCGTATCGCTTCTCAATGCACTTCAGAGGGCAAAAATATGTGAGGGTACCAAACGTTCAGCGATTGTGATGACACTTGAAGAAAGCATGAATACGGTGATGATTAAAACGACCGATTCCCTTGAATCGTTTTCGGAAGAAATCGAGATAGAAAACACTGTCGATAAAACGGTGAGTGTAGCATTTAACGGTGATTATATGTGCGAGATGCTTCACGCTGCGGGTGCAGATAATCCGTCAATAACACTGACTGTAACAGGCAGTGGAAAGCCGATTATAGTCAAGAGTGCAGATGGCTTTATAGGCTTGTTACAGCCCATACGAATGAAAAAGTAAGGAGAGTAACCAATGAAAACCCTGAATGAAATAAAAGAGCTGCCTAACCTGATGATACAGCATATCGCTGTAGACGGAGGGCTCGGAGTGTTATTCAAAGCCGGCAAAAGCTTCGCAACTGTCGTATGGAGCAACGGCGGCGGATGGGAACACGTCAGCATTAGTCCGTTTAAGCATTCGTATACGCCGACATGGGACGAAATGTGCAAACTGAAAGATATGTTCTTCTATAGCGATGAAACGGTAGTGCAGTACCACCCTGCGAAAAACGAGTATGTAAACAACCTACCGAACTGTTTACATCTTTGGCGACCTATCAACGAGAAAATGCCTGCACCGCCGTCAATCTTTGTAGGCGTTAAGCACGGTCAGAGCCTTGAGGAAGTCAAAGCGGCTATAAAAGAGTATGATCATTAAGCGAGGAGCAAAGATGAAAAAATTTGATAGAATAGAAGCTGTTGACTACTACATAAAAGGTGAGTATCACTGCGACAAATGTCCGTTCTGCTGGGGTGGCGAATATATGCCCGGATGTGATGATTATGACGATGCCGGGTGTTATATCTTCGGAGATCTTCGTGATACTTGTCGGTTGATACCGCCGATCCGCTTTATTCTCGGATGGGGCAGGAGAAAGAGAACGGAATATTTTCGGGCACACGAATACGACGATTTTTCAGAATGGTATGCAGAAAAAGAGAAAAAAGAAACTGCATTTATCCAAGCCTTTAATGACAGAATTTTCTCACATTTTGCGCTGTTTTGGAAAGATAAAGACGGCAATATTTTTGGTAAGCCTATTGACACAGAGAGATTTTGCGAGTTTGATAACATGATGCGTTTTCTGAGTGACTGTGAAGATATATTTGCTCCGCCGTCATATGTACCACTAAAAAAACGATGGGCGCAGCTCGTCAATGACACATGGCACGAGTTTATCATGATCTTTAAGCCATACTTTTGTAAGTGAGGTGCAACACATGAGGTATTATAACAATAAACGCTATAACAGCACAAGACGTTCCAGAAGATTACGCAAAATGTTTGAGAAAATGTGTCCTAAAGCGAATTACTGCAAGAACGCAGACAGATGTGACTATGAGCATACCTTTGTTGGCGAGAAGCTGTGTTTTGAGAGAAAGGAGTACGACAAATGATTGAAGAAGAAATCTTGAACGAATGTAGGGAAAGGTTTGCTGCTCATAAGGCAACTTTAATACAGGACACTGACCGCTATATGATTATTGATTGGCGAAAAGCCGATGGAAGTATCGACTATTACGTTAATTACATTCTCGACAAAAAAAGAGGCAACCTGATAATAAGCGGCGACTTGGGAGATTGCATTGCAACGTGGTACAATGCGGTCAGTCCCAGACAAATGAGAAGCTATCTCAAAGATGTTCATTACTTCACAAGCAAATTTCAGTGTTCGACCGATAAATATATCTACGATCCGGACAGTGCTTTCGAAGACATCAAATACCAACTGAAAGACTACATGAAATTAGAACTCGAAGAACTGTTGAATGCCTGCAGAAAGCATTTATGGTATTCCGTTGATACAGAAGAAAAACTCTGGGACGCTGTAAAATCGGATATAGATGAGAATTGGTTTTCGGATACCAAACCGCATTATTCGACAGATATGACAAACTTTTTACAAGAACTGTACTATGAGTATTATGAGTGGCTGTATGACTGCGGAAGGAGTATAGATATGCGTGTGTATCTATGGGCAGTCGGTTATGAAATGGCTTATACACAGCTGGAATGTGAAAAAACGGACAAGGAGACAGAATGAAAACGGTAACACTAATACTCGCTGATGAATGTGACGAGGTTGTGTCTTTAACAACCTTCGGAACTTGCAAAGAAGATGGCAAGCCAAAGATAACGACAGCAGCATTTTCTGTTAAAAACGGAGATGTGGTACGCTTCCCTGAAGATATATCGATAATGACAGCCGAACAATTGGGCAAGCATGGACACTGGATAACCGATGAGGTTGAATTTTACAAACTATTGAACGAAAAAGGAGTACCGCTTGAAAAACAACCGTATTTGACTTCTGATTGCGTTGCATGCTCGGAGTGCCTGAGGGTTATTAACTGCATGGATAACTGTATGGAAGACGCTATGTATTGCAAGTATTGCGGTGCAAAAAATGGATAATAAGGAGGAATGAGAAAATGGCAGACAGCTGAAGATAACAATTAAATGTTAAGGGAGGTGTAACATTGGAAACGAACCGTATGGACATCAATTCCGAGGGTTATCGAGATCCGACGGCAGGTAAGGCATACGAAAACATCTGCCGTGAGGAACGAAGAAAAGAAGCGGAAACGCTTGAAATCCTCAGCAACCTCGTCAAGACAATCAAGAGGGTTGCAGAGCTTGCAGGCTTTGAAGTTGTCGGACGAATAGCCCTCAAGCACAAAGTAACAGGAAAAGAATACAGATAGAAATAAATTTATACAGTGCTGCTACAACAGAAGATTTCGGACTTAAAGCCAAAGGGGGAGCTTATGCCTACTTACTTAGAAGATGAGATCATCAGAATAGCAGCCAAAGCAGGTGCCGAAGCCGCTATTCAAAAAGAAGCTGAAAAAAAGAAAGAACTTGAAAAGAAAAAACACTCAAAGCGGCTTCGTAACACTAAACTGTTGCTGGAGCATTACCGTGAGTTTAAGGCGTATTCTGCAAATGCAGTCTATAATGCCGAAACATCACCGCACGCTATTGATATACTCGAAGCTTTGTGGATAAAGGATGACGACCGCAGAGAACTTGTGATTGACAGCATAAAGCGCAGTGCGGTGCGTACTATGGTAATCGTATCGCATATTGATACAATGCTTGACGTATACAACAGCCTCGTTGAGAAATCTAACGATGAGTTGGAAAAACGGCGTTGCAGAGTAATCACCGCCAGATACATTTCTGACGAACAGCTCACGATAGAAGAAATCGCTCGTGAAGAAAGCATAGAGCCAAGAACCGTATATCTTGACATCGAAGCGGCAGTAAGTAAGTTGTCTACCCTATTCTTTGGAATCGATATGTTTCTTAATGTGTGATTTCAAAAAGTCTTCATTGACACTTCAAACGGTCCGTGATACAATGTTATCGTAAAATCCTATATGTAGTTTCTCCTTAGTAGCAAAGAAGCGGCATATCTCGCCGGATATGCTCAAGTATTAAGGAGGTCCTATGAAAAATCAAAGAAATGTTGAGTATATCTCGCCGGATATGCTCAAACCACACCCAAAAAACTCCCGTATACACTCTGAAAAGCAGATAGAAAAGCTACAGAGAAGCATACGGGAGTTTGGTTTTGCAAAACCTGTTATAGTTGACGAGGATTACACCATACTCGCAGGACACGGAGCAGTGCTTGCCGCAAAAGCCGAAAACCTTAAATCAATTCCCTGCTTTATCCTTACAGGGCTCACAGACGAGCAGAAACGAGCGTATATCATTACGGACAATCGCATGAGTGATTTATCCTATTTTGATATGAATGCCGTTGTAAGCGAAATCGAGGAGCTTTGCGGGCGTAATTTCGATGTCAGCATTACGGGTTTTGATGAATCTCTGATATGCAATGACAGCCTTGATGACCTTGAGGACATTTTTGAGGAGAAAAAGCCCGAAAATAGCGATGATGAGGAAAAGGACAAAAAAGACAAAAGCGTGATCTGCCCTGAATGTGGTCACGCTTTTACGCCGTGAAGCTGTTCCTTGCAAGCTCAGAGGGAAAGCAGTATTTAAAAGACGAATTGATGAAAAGCCGTTATTTGCTGACGGCTTTTTTCTATTACCGAGAGTGGCAAAGAAAGTTGATAAAGAGTACCGATATGTTTCTGCTCGATTCGGGGGCATTTACATTTATGTCAAACTCCAAAGGAGCTATGCCCGACTGGAACGATTACATATCGCAGTACATACGCTTTATCAACGAAAATGATATTCAATATTTTTTCGAGTTGGATATTGACTGCCTTGTCGGATATGACAAGGTAAAGGAATATCGCAAACGAATCGAATGTCAGACACAGAAACAAGCTATACCGGTATGGCACAAGAGCCGAGGTATAGAAGAATTCAAAAATCTGTGTGCCGAATACTCATATATTGCGATAGGCGGCTTCGCAATCAAGGACATAAAGCCTGCGGAATATAAATACATACACTCTTTGCTGAGCTATGCAAGAGCGCATAACACCAAAGTACACGGCTTAGGGTTTACGCCTGCCGACGTAGAAAAATATGACTTCTACAGTGTTGATAGTTCGTCGTGGACGATAGGCTCACGATATGCAAGAATATATCTGTTCAAGGACGGCAGAATGACACAGGTAGGCAGACCCGCAAACACACGGCTGAAAGATTATAAGGTGTTGGACGCACATAATCTCAAGCAATGGATAAGATTTCAACAGTACCTTGATAGATAATAGGAGAACATATAAATGATAAAGAGCGAAAAAAATTTAAATATAATGACAGCACTGTTTTGTGCCTGCCTTGTCATATCGAACGTGGTGGCCTGCAAGGTAATTGACACAGGCATATACCTGTTCGGAAGCGTAATAACAATCCCCGGAGCTGTGCTCTGTTACCCTTTAACATATCTGATAACAGATATTGTAGGCGAAAAATGGGGCAAGAAATCAGCTAATCGCATAGTGTGGATAGGGCTTGCCGCACAGCTGCTCGCAACATTCATCATAATGGTGACGCAGTATATGCCTACAGTTTCGACAGAAACGCAGAAAGCCTATGATATGCTGTTAGGGCAGAACTGGATATTTACACTCGGAAGCCTGACCGCATATCTCATCAGCCAGAGCTTAGACGTTTCGGTCTTTCACAAAATAAGAGACGCATACATAAAGAAGCACGGTAGCACAAAAGGCGGTCGCTGGATATGGAACAATGCGTCAACGCTTACAAGTCAGCTTGTAGATACCACAATATTCTGTGTAATTGCTTTCGGCGTTGGCTTTGGTTGGCTGTGGGATAATCCTCAGGCTGTCGTAAATATGGTTATAGGTCAGTATCTCGTAAAGGCGTGTATTGCTTTACTGGATACTCCTTTCTTTTATTTTTTCACAAAAAGGCGTTCTGCTGAAGAAGATTGCTGTGAAAATACGAATTAAATAAAATCCGAAGCGGAGAGGTGGGATAGGTGGGCAGACAAAGAAGCCCTAACAGAGATAGGGCATACGAGATGTGGAAAGAATCCAACGGCATAAAACCGTTGAAGTCTATAGCGGAAGAACTCGGCGAACCTGAAACACTTGTCCGTAAGTGGAAATGCCAGGATAAATGGGATAGCAAAAGTAACGTTACCGAAAAGAAAAAAGGTAACGTTACTAAACGCAAGCGGGGCGCACCGAAAGGCAATCACAACGCAAAAGGACACGGCGCACCGAAAGGAAACACCAATAGCTTAAAACACGGCGGTTACTCAATGCGAATGTATGGCGAGGGACTGAGTGAAGAAGAACAAGAGCTATGGGACAGTATGGACGAGGACGAAGAAGAACTGCTGCTTGAGCAAATCCGCTTTTACCGTTTAAGAGAACGCCGCATACTGATAGCAATTGCGTCTTTGCAGGAAGAACACCAGCTGATAACAGGCGTAATGCGAGTTGAAAATAAACGTAACTTCAAGAACGCTTCAGAAATGGAGCGGTATAATGAGCAAATCGAAGAAAAGGTTGCAAAGGGCGAACGCCTTGCAGGCGATGCGTTCCAGATGCAGACAATGACGGAAAACAGCTATAAGCGCATAGAACGGCTCGAAGCAGAACTGACGAAAGTACAGCGAGCAAAAGTCGAGGCTATCGGTAAGCTTGCTGATATACGCAAAAACCGCAACGAAGCTACCGGAGATGAGGCGGTAGACGATTGGATAAAAGCAATTATGGACGGTGATAGCATTGAATAGACGAGATTTTATCACCGAGCGCATTAAGCTTTACCGAAAAAATCCTGTGCTGTTTGCTAACGAAGTAGTATGCTTTGTGCCTGACGAATGGCAAAGCGGTGTGCTTATGGACGTGGCTACAGCGCCGAAAGTTTCTGTCCGCAGTGGTCAAGGCGTCGGCAAGACAAGTATCGAAGCGGTTATTGCCTTGTGGTTTTTATCGTGTTTTCCTATGTCGAGAGTTGTCGCCACTGCTCCCACAGCAAGACAGCTCAATGACGTGTTATGGGCAGAGCTGTCAAAGTGGATAAGTAAAAGCCCACTCCTTAAAGCTCTGCTGAAATGGACTAAAACCAAAGTGAAAGTAAGAGGCTACTCGGAGCGGTGGTTTGCGACAGCAAGAACAGCTACTACAGCCGAGAATATGCAGGGCTTCCACGAAGACAATATGCTGTTTATTATAGACGAGGCTTCGGGTGTCAGCGATGAAATCATCGAAGCTATCCTCGGTACGCTGTCTGGCAAGAACAATAAACTGCTGATGTGCGGTAACCCCACTAAAACCTCAGGCGTGTTCTTTGACAGCCACAATCGTGACCGTGCGTTATTCAAGACGTATCGTGTTTCTTCGCTTGACTGCCCTCGCACGAATAAAGAAAACATAAACGCAATGCTTGAAAAATACGGACGAAACAGCAATTTCGCCCGTGTTCGTATATATGGGGATTTTCCCGAGCAGGAAGACGATGTGTTTATAACACTGTCTGCACTTGAACGATCGGCAAATACGGTTATCGATGAGAAGCCTGTTCCTGTTACCGTGCGCATCGGCTGTGACGTTGCCCGATATGGCGATGATAAAACAATTATCGGCATAAAGGTTGACGAAAAAGTGAGCTTTTACGAAAAGGCACAGGGGCAAGACACGATGCGTACAGCTGATAACATAGCAATGTGCTACAAAAAGCTGATAGACAGATACAGCCAGTATAAAGGCAAAATCATCGTCACTGTCGACGACGGCGGTGTCGGTGGCGGAGTTGTTGACAGATTACGCCGTATATGCAAGGCCGATCCGCAAACTTACGGGCGAATGAAGGTAGTGCCTGTAAAATTCGGTATGAGGATACGTCACCGCTACTATTATGACACGACAACCTATATGATGTCTGTCGTGAAAGAGCTGTTGTCTGATACTGACAAAAACGGTGAAGCAAAGTCGATAGAACTTGTACTGCCGAAAGACGATGACCTTATAGCACAGCTGTCATGCAGAAAATATACAATGACCGAAAGCTCGGTCATAAAAATCGAAAGCAAAAAAGAGATGAAAGCGAGAGGCCTACCCTCTCCCGATGAGGCAGACTGCGTATTGCTGTTATGCCTGCCGATAAAGAAGGACTGAAAGGATGTTGAAAATGTCTGATGAAAAGAAAAAGCCGTCTGTTACGATAGGTGTTAAGTTTGTGGACGCACCGATTAAAAAAGCCCTGTCGGACACGGCTATGGAAAAAACAGACGAGTATTCAGCCGGAGAATGGCTC